AGAATTGTTATTAATGAATTTGTAATGAATACACCTGAGCATTGGGTTGAGCTATGGAATGGCAAATCAGGACCTATGTTTAAAGAAGCCGGTGTAATGGTAACTTTTCTTGGCCAATAATCTAACTGATATATACGTTGGAGTTAAGAAAAACGATCCTAATCGTAAAAAGAATGACTTTTATCCAACGCCACCACTTGCTACATACATATTGTGTAAGTATGGTAAACCTCCACAAAATCTACTTGAACCCTGCGCTGGTCGTGGTAACATTTCGGTTGAACTTGCACGGAATGGTCACAATGTTTTAAGTTATGATCTCAATGAATATTCCGATTCTCTATGTAGCATAAATACATCATATGACGCAATGGAATTACCTAAGAATGAATGGGCTCAAGGTGTAGTAACTAATCCGCCGTATCACAAAGACTTACCACGTAAGTTAGCTGAAAAGTGGATTGACGAATATGAATATGTAGCTATGTTTCTTCGTTTAACATTTCTTGAAGGAAAAAAACGAAATAAACTATTTACATCTAACCCTCCTAGTGATATAATATTTTTATCAGATCGCGTTAGATTTGATTCTAATATTCGAGAGCCAATCGAAAAGAAAGACCAAATTGGTGGTATGATTGCATATATGTGGATTATATGGGATAAAAAGCATCCGCCAGGACTAACTAAAATGCGGTGGGCAATGCTTGAAGATGAATACGACGATTGGAGATTAAATTATGATAAATGTAGTTATACCAGCGGCAGGTGAGGCAACAAGACTAAAGCCACTAACTGCAAATTGTTCAAAGGCAATGATCCGCGTACATGGTAAACCTACTATTGAATATATCGTTGAGTCAATTAATAAAAGCGGCGTTGAAGTTAAACAAATCATAATTGTTGACGGCAAGCATGACGATATCCGTGACTGGGTTAAAAAATCTAAATATGATAACATTAAGTGTGTAAAACAAGGATCTCTCAACGGTCCTCGTGATGCTATCAAAGTTGGTATTGAAAGTTTAGAAAGCCCAACAATACCTTTAGTTGTTTGGCTCGGCGACGCAATTATCCTTGAAGAAAATTTACCTCTTGGTACTGATTTTCTATTAACAAAAGAAGTAGAAGATCACTACGCTTGGTGTATGTGGGATGGTAAAAAGTATTACAACAAACCAAAAGAAAACATCAAACAAGCTTCTGCGCTCGTAGGACTATATAGCTTTAGCATAGGATATGAAGCATATAACGCGTTTTATAATGCAAAAGGATATGACATATCAGACGCTTTAGAAATTTACGAAGGTCATGCTACCTTTGAAAATATCGGAACAGAAAAATGGTATGACATTGGTGATATTGCTTCATATCACAAAACTTGTGCTACACTATTGACGTTTAAAGCGCGAGAGTTTAACTCTTTTGAATACCACCCTGATCTCAATATGATTACGAAGGTACCAACACCAAATAACAGTTTTGCTACTCAAACAATTATTGATGAAAAGAATTGGTATACTTCGTTATCACCAATTCAAAGCATGCTCGTTCCTAAAGTATTGAAAGATGACTATTCCCTGACCATGTCTTATGAGTCAGGCATTTTGCTATCTGATTTATTTGCACATGAAGATATATCGAAAAGCACTATACGCTATTTGATTGAAAGAGTTATACTTACAATGTGGAACCACTTTCATCGCAAACCAACACTTGAATTTACAGCGTCGTTTCCTGATAACGCAAAGAAGATGTGGATTGATAAAACTGAACAGCGTTTAGAAACAGATGATCCGTTTTATAAAAACGTGGCAGAGCGTTGTTTACAAAAGGCACGTCCTGTTGATGCTATGCACGGTGACTTACACTTTGGTAATATTCTATATAATCCATATAATGATGCCTTTACGTTATTAGATCCACGCGGATCCTATGGTGATCATAGAGGTATCGGTGGTGATTATCTTTACGATATGTGTAAATTGTCGCACGATTTATATCATGGATATAACGAGTTGGTGACAGGGCATAAATACCCCACAGCAGTACGGGAATGCTTTTCTGAATTAGTCAAAGAGTATTTTCCTGATGATTATAATGAAATTATTGACGGCGGCGCTTTGTTAATTGCTACATGCATTAAACTTCACTATGACTGTAAAAAACGCCAACAAAGAATGAGAGATTATGTTAATGAATACGCAAACCTTAGTAGTTGATATTGATGATACCATTTGCACTCCGCTCCATGGTCGAGCTGAATCCGAAGTTAAATACGGAATGGCAAATCCTAATCGCCCGATGATTGCAAGTTTACAAAAGGCAAAACAAAACGGATATCGCATCGTTCTTCACACAGCGCGAAGAATGTTGACTCATGGCGGTGACATAAATAAAATCATTGAAGATGTCGGACAAATAACCACAGATTGGTTAGATAAGTACGAAGTACCTTACGATGAAATTGTATGGGGTAAACCATACGGTGTTTATTACATTGATGATAAAGCGATGACTCCTGAAGAGTTCGTTAAGATGATGGAATGGAAGTGATTATGAAAAACATTGGTTTCGCAAAGATCGGTAAATCTATTAAATTTAAAACTAACAAGTACTCTCCAATTGGTGGAGATAACGAAGCGTCTTGCACTATACGAGCAATGGCAAACAACAACCCAGACAAAACGTTTTACCTAATTGGTCGTTCTGACTTTGGCGCATTGTCTGATACTGAACGCCTGGATTTGTTTCCATATGATAATGTAATTGATTGTTGGCACGGTGTTCCTTTGGCAATGTCAGAAACATATTACAATCACATTATTAATTATTTTAAAGACATTGAGCTTGACTTTTCTGTTATGATGATTGGACAAATTAGTAATGTTACAATCCCAGAAAAAATTTGGAAAGTACGTGAAAGCCAACAAGATGGAAAACCAGCCGCAACTCTTGATATGACTAAGTGGTATACAACTCCTATTACTAAATGGCTAAACGAAAGCAAGCCACGATGGATAGAAATTGTTAACGATCCACGATATGTTATCAAACAACCGCGTGACGTATTTCATATGCCTTTCCGTTCTCTTGGACAATACGATTATGATTATGAAACATTTTCTATTACTGATTATGAAAACCAAGAAAGATTGGTACGGGTTGTTCATTCTGAATATGCAGGAATGGAAACTGCGTTCTGTGGCGATTATGAATACACTGAAGAAATCAATACAGATCGTAAGACAGACTTTATGGTTGTACTTAATGAAGGTAAACCATCTCGTTATGGATTGCTTAAAAACTGGGTACTTGATAAATTTGATAATGTTGACATATATGGTAAATGGCTTGACAAACGAACTGAAACCGATGAAAGGTTTAAAGGATCATTACATATTAATGAAATCCAAGATAAACTACAGGATGTTAAGTTTACATTCATTATTCCGATTAAAGAAGGTTGGACAACGTCAAAGTATATTGAAATGATCCATGCTGGAGTTATTCCGTTTCTTCACCCAACTTATGACGACCAAGGTCATTTGCCTATTCCTGATTTCCTACGGCCAAAAACGCCTGAAGAATTCTATACGAATATGCAACGACTAATTGACAACCCAACAGAATATGAAACGGTTTTAAAAGGACTGCGTAAAGCAATTCTTAAACCTGAATATTATGACGGTAGCTTCATTAATGATAACATTATGAAAGCTGCAGACCAAAATTATACAAGACCTGATACAGCGCAGTTTACAAAGACAAAAGCTGCGACACTTGAAGACTTTTTTGCATAGAGGATATAAAATGAGCGAAATTACATGGGCCCCAATTATTCCACTAATCGGTGGACAAATGCTAGGAGCAGAAAAAGCTTTTGGAAAACCACCTGAAGCTATCTATTCATACGCGGACTTTGAAGGAAATGATAGTCATTACGTTAACTATCAGCAAAACGTCAAAGGACGTGATGTACAATATAAAATGATTCCTGAAAGTTCAAGTCGACATATCAATGTCATTTCAGGTACACCACCTTGCGCAGCATTGTCACAGCTTAACACTGGTAAGACTGAAGCGGCTAAAGGCGCAAAATGCGAAAAGAACGAATGGATGTACGAAGTTTTTAAAGAAGGCATTAACCGATTTTCAGCTAAAGCTATTGTTGTTGAAAACGCTCCGGCGTTGTTTACTAAGAAAGGTAAAGAAGTAGCTGATAATTTGTTTGACATTTGCTCAAAAGCAGGGTATAGTTTAACTCTATATAAAACATCTACAAAATATCATGGTATCCCACAAGCTAGAGATCGTACTTTTGCTATCGGATGGAGATCTGAGGTTGCACCTATTATGAATTGGTATAAAAGACCTCGTAAAGCTTTTCATGAATATCTTTCGGAGTTAAATGATGATGTTCAACAAATGGATATTTTGTGTAACAAAAAACTTGATGAAGAACCTTACTATCAATATATCAAGTCACTAACAAACGAAGATCCTCGTAAAGTAATTATGGAGAGCGGACAGATTACAGCATTTAATTATATCAATAAAAGCGGTAAATTGCCTGCTTGTAATAAGTGGATGCATGATACAAATAATGAGCGTGGTATCAAAGTATCAGACCATGCAGTCAAAAAGTTTGCAATGGGTAAAGGTATTTGGGATAGCTCAACTCACGTCTTTGGAGATTGCATGAATGCGGTTATCGGCCGTAACCTTGCAGATACAATTCACCCAAAGTTTGATCGTTCTTTAACTATCCGTGAAGCCTTATATCTTATGGGTTTCCCTAATGATTTTGAATTAGTAGGTGGATTGCCAAAGATGAACCATATTGCGCAGAACGTACCTGTACCAACATCAAGAGATATTCATACTGAAATTGGTAAGTTCATTCGTGGCGAGTTGACCATGTCAGATACTAATTACCATCGTCAAGATAACCACAACGAACGTATGTGGTCTGATCCAGGTGGAAAAAACAACCAAGCAACACTTGAGGAGTTCATGGCTTGAAACACGACTTTATTATAGATTTTGAGACATTCGGTAAGGATGCTCAAAAGTGCGCAGTGATTGACTGTTCGGTAATGGTATTCAGTTGGGATAAAATGATTTCAGCTGATCCATATACTCTTGCAGATATATCAAAAACAAAACGATTTAAACTATCCGTGGTAGATCAAGTTAAAAACTACGGATGGGAAATTGACAAAAGCACAGTTGCATGGTGGGAATCCTTAGGACCTGAAGTCCGTAGGAATATCAAACCACTTCCAACTGATTTAACTGTTACTGATTTTACCAAGCAATTTCATGACTTTCTAATTGACTCACCAAAGATTAGCAAATGGTGGTCTAGGTCAAATACATTTGATCCGATTATCCTTGGTCGTCTATTTCAATCACAAGATAAACTATTACATATGGAAGAGTACTTAAAGTATTGGGCAGTCCGCGATACACGTACTTATATTGATGCAAAGTTTGATTTTAAGCAAAAGAATGGGTTTATTCCATTTGCTGACGAACAACGTTGGGAACAGATGTTTAAAGCTCACGACAGCTCGTGGGATATTTTAGCTGATGTATTACGTATGCAAGCAATTCGTAGGGCTGAGGAAGATTTGGAACAGGTGACAACATGAATTTAAACGTAACTATTGAAGACTTACAACAATATAAAATCTTCGTTGGTACTCCAATGTATGGTGGACAATGCGCAGGCTTATTCACAAAGGCTTGTAATGATCTTGCTATGCTCTGCACGGCTAATAAAATTCCAATTAAGTTTTATTATCTCTTTAACGAAAGTTTAGTACAGCGAGCTCGTAACTATATTGTTGATGAATTCCTACGCTCGGACTCAACGCATTTAATGTTTATTGATTCAGACATTGGTTTCAATCCAAGAGATGTTATTTCACTTATGGCAATATATCATTCAGATCCTGATAAGTATGACATTTTGACTGGACCTTATCCTAAAAAGACTATTGCGTGGGAAAAAGTTCAAATGGCAGCAAAGGCTGGTAAAGGTGATGAAAATCCTTTTGAGCTCAACGAATTTACTGGTGACTTTGTATTCAATCCAGTGGGTGGAGTAACTAGTTTTAAGATGGATCAACCTCTTGAAGTTGGTGAAGCAGGTACAGGATTTATGTTGATTCCTCGTAAAGTATTTGAAGATTATCGAGCTGCGTACCCTGAATTGTCATATAAGCCAGATCACGCAAGAACTGAAAACTTCGATGGTGAGCGCGACATTACAGCATTCTTTGATTGTATCATTGACCCAAAGACTCGCCGTTATTTGTCTGAAGATTACTTCTTTTGCCAGAAAGCAAGGGCAATACAAAAAAGAGTTTGGATGTGTCCATGGATGAGAATGACTCACGTAGGATCGTATATGTTTAATGGTAATATGTCAGCGCTTGGATCGCTTGGCGCGTCGCCAACGGCTAACAAAAAAAGTAATGCAAAGAATTACAAAAAACCATTGACAAAATCCAAAAAACGTAGTAAAATTAACAAATGATGACTAACCTAGGAGCTATATAATGAAATTTTCTGAACGCACTCTTACTATTCTTAAGAGTTTCTCTACTATCAACAAATCAATCCTAATGAAGCAAGGTAACACTCTTCGTACTATTACGCCTGAAAAAACATTGATTGCATCTGCAACAATCCCAGATCAATTCCCGTCTGAAGCATGTATTTACGATTTGTCAAGATTTTTGTCAATTTTGTCTCTCCATACCTCGCCAGACGTGGAATTCCATGATAAATACTTTGTAATCACAGAAGGTAAACAACGTACCCGTTACGCGTTTGCCGACGTCTCCATGATACACGCAGCGCCTGAAAAAACCATTGAGTTGCCTTCGGCTGATGTGGTTGTTGATGTATCTTGGAATGATTTACAATCCGTCCTAAAGGCAGCAGGTGTTCTTCAGTTTAATGAAGTTGCATTTGTTGGTCAGGATGGAAAGTGTTACCTAAAGGCCATCGACAGTTCGTCTGCGGCAGCGGATGACTACGGTGTAGAAATTGGCAATACTGCCGATGAGTTTAAGATTATTATCAAAACTGATAATTTAAAACTCTTACCTCAAGATTACAGAGTTACGCTGTCAAGTAAAGGTATCTCTGAATTTAAAGGTGAAGACGTCACGTATTTCGTGGCTATTGATACAAAGTCGACTTATAAGAAAGGATCCTAATTATGGATGATAATCAACCCCAAGAAAACCCAGGTGGTATTAACCTGCAAGACATGGCAACTGTAGTTCAAATTATTGACATTGCCTCACGTCGTGGTGCTTTTGAAGGCCGCGAACTTCAAGGTGTTGGAATGCTACGGAATAAAATTGAAGCATTCTTGCAAGCACAAACGCGACAGCCTGAAGGCAATATGCCTATGGAGGCGATGGCCGACGTCCCGCAAGACGCTGAGCTTGCAGATAAAGTTGTAAGCTAATGGTTCAACGAACGCGGGCAATCGTTGTAAAACAAACCCGCACTTTATTTTATATTATGGAGACAATATGTCTATTGATGCTAAACAAAATGAAGTGCTCTGGGTTGAGCGCTATCGGCCGCAACTGATTGCGGATACTATTCTCCCTGAAAAAACTAAATCAATGTTCACAAAGTTTGTTACGGATAACAGTGTACCAAACTTATTGCTGACTGGCGGTCCAGGTGTTGGCAAGACTACTATTGCAAAAGCAATGCTTGAAGAACTAGGCTGTGATTATATTGTAAAGAACGGCTCGCTAAATGTTAACATTGATACTCTTCGCTATGACATATCAACATATGCGTCGGCTGTATCATTGCAAGGTGGTCGTAAGTACGTAATCTTTGACGAAGCTGATTACCTTAATGCTGCAAATGTTCAACCAGCATTGCGTAATTTTATTGAAGAATATTCTTCCAACTGTGGTTTTATCTTTACTTGTAATTTTAAGAATAGAATTATTCAACCGTTGCGGTCTCGGCTATCTGAAGTTGATTTTACTATTGAAACGACAGATCGCCCTAAACTTGCGTTGCAATTTATGAAACGTGTAGAGACAATTCTTGACACAGAAGCAGTTGATTACGATAAGAATGTTGTTGCCAAAGTTATTCAAAAACATTTTCCTGATTTCCGTAGAGTACTTACTGAGCTACAATCGTATGCAGCTTCAGGTAAGATTGATGAAGGTATCTTTGTTAATCTAAAGCAAGAGTCTATGGATGAATTGTTTCGTTTGTTAAAAGCAAAAGACTTTACCAATATGCGTAAATGGGTTGCAAAGAATAGCGATCAAGATATGAATGAAATGTTCCGTCGTATTTACGATATGGCAACTGATAAAGTTCTAATGAAATCGTTACCTGGATTTGTTGTAACTCTGGCAGATTATATGTATAAAGCAAACTTCGTTGCAGATCTTGAAGTCAATATGGTTGCGTTCTTAACCGAAGTAATGATTGAAGCTGAATACAAATGAGTGAATGGATCAAAAAACTAATAGGAGCACATCAATGCTTTCAATGCGAACAGTATATTGATAAGAAAGATATATATGATGTAAACCTAGATACACTTGACGGACCATGGAATTTTAAATTGTGTGGAGTTTGTGCTAAAGATTTTGATGATATGATGAAAGAATTGGAGGAAGTAATTGGCGAAAGAGATAACACCATTTGATTTTATGAACGCCGTGTCCTTTACAAAAGAGGATCTTATCGGTAAACATGATAACCCAGATCAAGCTGAAAGACTATATGTTCCTTACATGGTAAACCGTGGCTTTGCAAACTTTGAAGATACTATCCTACACGCAAACGAATTAAATCAGCGCGCTCATTTGTTTGATCGTGCTCAGTTTGATTATTACCGCGGTGCGTTACGTAAACGCAAAAGGTTTTCAAAGTGGCCAAAAGCTGATAAAAACATAGACTTAGACGCCATTCAGGAAGTGTATCAATGCAATAGAACCATAGCAAAGCTTTACCTTAAAGCGTTATCAGCTGAAGATTTAAAGACCATCCATACGAAGCTAGAAACAGGCGGCGTTGGTACTAAATCAAAGAAATGATAAATATTCAGAATCGCAACTGAGCGTTCAGTGATAATAATAATAATAAAAAGGTGCTGTCGGTTATGCAATCTGAAGAAAACATTTTTAAGGGTGTTGGTATTGAGGTTTCCCTCCCAACTCAAGATAGTTTTTTAAAAATTAAAGAAACTCTCACCCGCATTGGTATCTCATCCCGCAAAGAGAAAAAGCTGTATCAGTCTTGCCATATATTACATAAGCAAGGTCGTTATTCAATTTTACACTTTAAAGAACTTTTTATCTTAGATGGTAAAAAAGACACGTTTGCTGATGAAGATAAAGCAAGGCGTAACACTATCGTTAACCTGCTTGAAGAATGGGGATTAGTTAACGTTATTGATACTGATAACGCTCAAGACCCAATTGCTCCATTAAACCAAATCAAGATCCTATCTCATAAAGAGAAAGGTAATTGGATATTAGAGGCAAAGTATAACATAGGAAAAAAATAAATTATGAATGTATATAAAGTGAATGAAAAAGCTGAGTTGCCAGCATACGCAACAGAAGGCTCAGCTTGTTTTGATATTAAAGGTTGCTTTCAAAATGGTGATAAACTTTTAGCCTATAACAATTGGAACAAACAAACCCACGTTGCCGTCAGAGGTGTTGGCAAAGCTAGAGATGCGTTTCAACTCCCGCCTGATACAAGAGTACTAGTACCAACAGGATTAGTGTTTGACATTCCTGAAAACCATGTAATGAAAATGTACGTGCGTTCGGGTGTTGCGCTAAAAAAAGGATTGACATTAGCGAATAATGTTGGTATTATAGATTCAGACTACGTAGAACAAACTTTCATTATGATGACTAATTTAACAGACAGTCTTGTTATGATTGAAAACGGTGAACGGCTAGCACAGTGTATCATCGAAAAGACTACAAAAATTGAAATCAATGAAACTGCTGAGCCGATCGTTTCTAAGACAGACCGTGATGGAGGTTTTGGTAGTACAGGAGACTAAAATGATTAAATACATTACTCTTACTCTAGGACTACTTGTAGCAAGCTTTGCTACTGCACAAGAACAAGCAAACAGTATACGCTTACCATGCGGATCATTTCAAGAAGCTGGTAGCATTCTTCAGGCAACAGGCCAAGATGGACTTTGGAAAGGCCGCGGTTCTTTATTTAATACTACCGGTGAAAGACAAACCCCTGAGGTAGTATTTCATGTTAATCAAGATACTGGAGCATGGAGCTTAGTAGCTTTATATCCAGACCAAACAGCTTGTTTAGTAATGGCAGGATGGGACTTCGAGCCGTGGACACATTCCACAACGAAGAAAAATAACGAAATTGAACAAAAATCCCCATAACTATTGACATTGAAGTAAAAAGTATTATATATAGATAGTAGGCGCTCAAAAGAGGTCTATTACAAAACAACTCGCTTATTTAAGGAGAACAAAAATGACTAGAACTAAATTTAATGCTGCGGCTCTAAACGATCCATTGTTTATTGGATTTGACAGAATGTTAGACAGAATGAATGCTGTTAATAATACAACGCAACGTAACACATCAAATTATCCCCCATATAATATCGTAAAAGTAGATGAAGATAACTTTAACATCGAGCTAGCATTAGCTGGGTTTACAGATAAAGATATTGACATTACACTAAAAGACGGTATATTATATGTTGAAGGAAATCAAGGCGATAACGATGAAAAGCAATATTTGCATCGTGGACTATCGGCTCGCTCTTTTCGCAGATCCTTTACAATAGCTGACACCATTGTTGTTAATGGCGCAGATTTTGTAAACGGTATTCTAACTATTTCGTTAGAGAATGTAATTCCTGAAGAAAAGAAGCCTCGCAAGATTCCAATCCATGATGGAAACCACAAAGCTGAAATGCTTAACGGATAAATTATTAATTTGTTATTGACATTACAGGTAAACTGTATTATATTGATTCTATAATAACGGTCAAACCCTATTCTGGGTTTGGCTTTTAACACACACGGAGATTAATATGAAAAAAGTAAAACCCATTGGTTGGGCAACTACTCTGACTGAAATTGTAAATATTCCACGCGAGATGTGGGACAGTATTATGACAGTCGAAAAATCCCCCTTACGAAATTTAGACCCTATGGTAGGACACATGATCTTTCAGTGTCTGTTCTTTATTTGGTCTGGTATTTTCGCCTTAATGGTTGGAAGCTATCTTGCCTTCGGTATTAGCGCAGCATTCCACCTATTACTTATTAGTGGTGTTACAATTACAGTTGTAACATTTCGTCAAGCAGAAAACAATCCAGAGTCACTAAACAATTTGCTAAAGTCTGGTCGCAAATATGATGGCCGTGCAAATGGTGGCGAGCATGAGTGAACAAACACAATATTGCACTACAAAAGGCCTAGGTTGGGCATTCTTGATTATCATCATTGGTATGGTAGGATTGCCTATACTTGGCTCAGCTATTGCTTATCCAGACAACTGTAAGCAAAGTATTCTTATTCCTTGTATAGGTTTGGAATAGTGCATATCGTTAGAAAAAAATCTGGTGAAATTATTGCTATAGCATCACGTTATGAAGATGCCATAAGTATAGCGGATGCCGCAAAAGTTGACAAAGAAGACTATGTCGTTCAAGAGTCAACTGACCAACAAGAACTTGCTGAAGTGTACCGTTCTTATTATGGAACAAGATCACTATGACTGATGATGAAGTCAGAGCCGCGGCTCAAGCAGAAGCCGAAAGAGCTTTTGCAGGTTTTATATTATGGTCTAAAAGAACTACGTATGCCGCAATTGCGTTTTTATTAATCGTGGCATCGTGTAACTTTGGGGTAGAGGACGACACCTATCCTGCCTATAATGGCGAACAATATAATCCGTCCGGTCTTAATGTAAAGAAATAAAGATAGGAAAACATATGAAAAATCTAATTACTGCTAGCGTAATGGCACTCTTCGCAACAACGGCATATGCTGAAGATATGACTGTTGAAATGTTGAATAAACGTGACGATGGCGCCAAAATGGTATATAGCGAAGACATCGCGCGTATTGACGTTGGCGATACAATTACTTGGGTACCAACATCCAAAGGTCACAATGTAGAATTCATTGCAGGGCCAGATGGATGGGACGCACCACGTAAATCAAAACTCAACAAAGAAGTGGCGATTACGTTTGACACACCAGGCGTTTACTTATATCAATGTTCACCGCATAAGTCAATGGGTATGATTGCTATTGTTGTTGTAGGTGATGGAGATAACGATATCTCAAAAGCTAAAGTAAAGGGCAAGTCAAAGAAGAAACTCAAGGAGTTGTTGGCTGATCTGTAATGAAAAGTTTAGTTAATAAAATACCAGAATTTTGTATGAGCCATTGGTTACTTCGTATTCCATTGGCCATCGTATTCCTTCAACAGGGCCTTGATAAATGGCCCGTTGATGCAGGCACGGCAGAGTCCTTTGCACTCCCATTAATTGTTTGGGTCTTTGTTGTTTATGGTGAAATTGGTTCAGGAGTCGGATTACTCGTTGGCGGAGTACTTGCCAATTGGTTTAAAGAATTGGGCGATCTAACTACGCGGTTTAGTGGTATTACAATCTGTAGTATTATGACAGGTGTTATTTGGATCGGCGAACCTGAAAGCTTTATGGATGTAATTCTATATGATAACTTTCATGTTTTATTATGGGTAGGTGGAATGTTTTTTGCACTAAGAGGTAATAGAACGTAATGGTAAAACCTAATACCAGTTTCAACTTAGATGTTGACGATATAAATATGATTGATGAAGCGTTGATTGTATTACAACATCAGCGTACCGGCGTTGTAGGATTTGAAATAGAAGCTATTACAAATCTTAGAGCTAAGATCTTTCATCAAAAGAATTGGTATAAACCAAAAGACCGCTTCGCAGGAGGCGGATAACACACACAGGAGAACTAAAATGTTAAATGATTTTACAACTAATTATTGGATTGACCATGTTCAGTCTACAAAGAAAACAATGGTTGACACATTGGTAAAAGACGAGAAACTGTCTGCACCTTTGCATGCCTTTATTGAAGCTCAAACAGCTTTTACCAAAACCGCTGTTAAATCAATGAGCGAATTTGCTAATGCGTCAGGTGAAACTTTTGCAAAGGTAGTAAAATAATGAGTAAAAATCCTTTTGAAATTCGTGCTGATATGTTGCAAATGGCTAAAGAGTATATGGATCAAATCCATGAAACTAACCATATCTATGCAGCCAAAATGATGGAATTAGGTCAAATTCAATTTGAAGAATATCAAAAGATGACTGAACTGTATTCAGTCGAGGAGCTCACGAAAAAAGCTACAGAGATGTATTCGTTTGTTTCAAATAAAGATTAAAGAAAAGAGGATCTTCGGGTCCTCTTTTTTATTTAATTATTCATACACTACACCAGGATACGGCCCTGATGCGTAAGTGTTCATATTTTTATCCATATGATTACCGATAATAGTAGGAGCTTCAACAGAAACGCTTCCACCCTGTTGTGTTATAACAGGCGATACGGTTTGATCTCCACCTTTTATAATAAAAGTATTACCATTTGCTAATGCTGACTCTGCAATTGCGTCTAAAGCGTTAGTTTCAAACCCAGGTTGAACGTTAACAATTCTCCTTGACTGGGCACTGCTTAATCTTGCATTTGGATAAACTGATGCAGTACCTACTCCCATTCCAGACGTAGCTACACCTGGCACACTAAATAAACCTAGGCCAGTACCTGGAGGTCCATAGTTTGCAGATGTAGTAGTTTGTCCAGGTGTTCCGTATTGCGCTGCAGCTTCTGCCATCATCATTTGCGCTCCAGCCCCAGATACCGTTGCCATCTCAGAAAGAATTTGTTGATTAACTGCGGATATTTCCGATGGTGGTGGTTCATTACCTAATGCCCATTCCACAATTTTGTAACCAAGCCAATCTCCACCGTATCCACCTAAAATACCTCCAGCAATTGCGCCAGCTGGTGCTGTAACCCATGCAAAAGGTCCGCCAAACGCGCCGACAAGTCCTCCTAAGAAT